ACTGTTAACAAATACTATGCGTTTATGGGATTACCAAATTCCATAGAACCAAAGGCAGGCGGTACTGCCACATGGCCAACCGACACCCCTGCACCTCTAGATGGATTTGAAGAAGAGTATTCTATCAAAGAATCTATCATTGCCATGAAGAAAGTTACTGACAAGGATGTTCGCAGACTTGTTAGAAAAGTATCATGGGTTGCTGGTACTACCTATGAGATGTACCGACATGACTACAATATTTACAATTTAACACCAATTACTTCACAAGGTAGTTTGTACGAAGCAAATTACTACATAGTAAATGAAGACTTGAAAGTTTACATCTGTCTGCAAAATGGATCAGACCCTGAGAACCCAAAGGGAAGGCCTTCATATGACCAACCCACATTTGTTGACCTTGAGCCAAGGGCAGCTGGCACTAGTGGCGATGGTTACGTTTGGAAATACCTTTATACGATTAAACCATCAGAGATCGTTAAATTTGACTCTATTGAATACATACCTGTGCCCGAAAACTGGGGAAAGGAAGGCGAGACTATTGCAACAAAGGCTAACGCTATAGATGGAAAGATCGAAGTTGTGGTTGTTGATAATCGAGGCTCTAACTATCAACCAATCTCTACATCTTTTGCCAATGTTCCAATTCTCGGAGATGGATCAGGAGGAAAGGCAACAATTACGGTTGATTCTTTCGGAAAGGTATCTGAAGTATTTGTTACTGACGGAGGAGAAGGATATACCCACGGATCAATACAGTTCTTCCCAGGCGCTCCTGGCTCTGAGTCTGGCGGTGTTCTTGCTAACCTTACCAATACTGGAATAGGAACTACATCTGTTGCAAACTTTAATGTTATAATTCCACCAAAAGGTGGCCACGGATATGACATCTATAGAGAATTAGGTGCATATAGAGCATTATTATATTCTAGATTTGAAACATTAGAAACTAATCCCGATATCATTGAAGGTAATGACTTTGCTAGGGTTGGACTTATAAAAAATCCTACTGTGTTTGGTAGTAGTACAGAATTACTAGACACTGCCATGGTGAGTGGACTTAAAGCAATCAAACTTGCTGGAGTTACAACAGCGACTACTTATGCAGTTGATTCAGAAATAACACAGACTGTTGGACTTGGATCTACCGCAATTGGATACGTTGCATCTTGGGATAAAGTTACAGGAGTATTGAAGTATTATCAACCAATGGGTCTTGCTTCTAGTGAAACTGGATACAAGATAATTCCATTCACATCTAATCCTGATGCTGGATATGGATTAACAATCACTGGATCATCAGTAGTTGGCTCTATATTATCAATTGATGCCAATTACAACGGTGTTAGTACCTCAATAAATAATAGGACTTATCAATTAGGTATGAGTTTTAGTGCTGGTATATCATCAGCAGAATTTAATACCAAATCGGGTGAAATAATTTATATTGATAATCGGACTGCTATTCCTAGATCTGCAAGTCAGAAGGAAGACATCAAAATAGTACTGGAGTTCTAAAAGAAAATGCCACAGAATACCAACTTAAATTCATCTCCATATTTTGATGATTTTAATGAGTTAAAAAATTATCAAAAGGTACTATTCAAACCAGGCTTACCTGTACAGTCTAGAGAACTTACAACACTACAATCTATTCTACAAAACCAAGTAGAAAAGTTTGGTAAGCACTTTTTTAAAGAAGGTGCTGTTGTAATTCCTGGCCAGATTGCATATGATTCAGAGTATACTTGTGTGCAAATTGATGATAGTCATTTAGGTATTCCTGTCTCTCTTTACTTAGAAAATCTAAAGAACAAAAAGATTAGAGGCGAGACTAGTGGTGTTACAGCAAAGGTAGAAACATATATTACAAATAGAGAATCAGTAAAAGGTGCATACACTCTATACATCAAATATCAAAGCTCTAGTGATACTGATTTTTCAAGAAGAACATTTGCAGACGGAGAAAATCTTTTATTAGAAGAGGATATGAATTATTCTCTGTCTAGTATCAGATCTGGTGCTAGTTTTGCAACAACAATTATTTCAAATGCAACTGCTACTGGTTCTGCAGCAAAGATTGCTTCTGGAGTTTATTTCATCAGAGGTTTCTTTGTAACTGTTTCAGATTCTACAGTTATCTTGGATCAGTATGGCAGTACACCTTCATATAGAATTGGACTTTTAGTTAACGAAGAACTTATAACTGCATCTGCCATAGATAATGATCTATATGATAATGCAAGAGGTTTCTCAAACTTTGCAGCGCCTGGAGCAGATAGATTTAAACTATCCACAACTTTAATCAAGAAGTCTCTCACAGATTTGAATGATGAGAACTTTGTAGAATTGATGAGAGTTGAAAATGGTGTTCTACAAAAGTTTGTTAAATCAGGAACTAAGATTAACGAAGTTATTAATGATGAATTAGCAAGAAGAACATTTGATGAGTCTGGAAACTATTATATCAAACCATTTCCAATAGTTCCTAAAGAACAATTAAATAACAGAATCGGAAATGATGGTGCATATTATTCTTCACAATTAACACAACAAGGAAATGTGCCTTCTGATGATTTCATGTGTTTGTCTATTGGGCCAGGAAAAGCATATGTTAAGGGATATGAAATAGAAACTCTCAACACTACAACAGTTGATGTTCCTAAGCCTCGTACCACTCAAAAAATAGAGAATGAAGCTTTACCGTTCAGTGTAGGTAGACAAGTTGAACTTAATCATGTTAGTGGTTCACCTCCAATAGGTGTTGGAACAGATTCTCATGTAAATCTATTCAATAAAAGAACAGTCACAGTAGGTGAAGGCAATGGAACACAAGTCGGTGTTGCCAGAGTTTATGACTTGAAGTTAAAGAATGTAGGTTACGCTGATTCTTCTACTATCTTTGAATCATCTTTATATGATATTCAAACATTCACATACTTACAATTAAACACAGCAACTACTGTACCCCTTCCAGCATATATTGAAGGTCAAAATAGTAATGCTGTAGGATTTGCATATACATCTTCTAACAACTCTAATCAAATTACTTTATACCAAGTAAATGGACAATTCCAAGTTGGAGAAGAAATTTTTATCAATGGTGTCACTGCCTCTAGAAGTATTACAGAGGTAGAAGATTATGGCATGGAAGATGTAAAACAGTTAGTGGGAAATGATCCTACGAATTACAAATTTAGTGCAGATGCTGTATTAAATTTGGGTCATCTACTTGCTCCAGTTGCAACTCAATATACAATAAGTGCTAAGTCTGGTGCTGCATCCACTATCACATCTCCAAGTGCAAACTTTGCTAATATTGGAATTAAAACTGGTGATATTATTCAATACAGTGTTTCTGGAAATACTGTACCAACTTTCAATAGTGTTACTGCTAAAACTTCAACATCTATATCTCTTGAAGCAATCTCTGATGTAACTAATGTATGTTCTGGTGCTTTACCATCTGTTGATACAACAGTAAATGATCTATTCAAAGTAACTTTAGAAGTTAAGAATAACTCTAAGGCATTTTTATTCAGTGATTTAACAAAAAATAACGTTGCAAGTGTAGATACAAATGGTGCTGACCTTATTATCAAAAAATCTTACAACATAACTGTTGCAAGTAATGCCTTTAGTGGAACACTAGAGACTGATGCCGACCTTACACTAGAACCATTTGATGAAGAAGATTATAATTTAACATTCAAGACTACTGGTGTAGTAGAGCCACTTACTAATCAAAAACTTACAGTCAGTGGTAGAACTGTTACATTATCTGGATTAGATACTGCTTCTGGTGCTGCTGTATTGACAGTAACTTGGAAGAAAGTAAATGTAAAACCAAAATCTAAAGTATTCAAGAGAGCGACAACTTATACAATTAACAAGTCCGCAAAAACCCAGTCAGGCACTGGATTAATGAAGTTAAATGATGGACTTACTTACAATACAAACTATGGTGATAGAGTTCAAGATAGAAGATTATCTTTGGGTGTATGTGATGTTGCATACGTTCTTGCTGTATTAGAATCATCTACTACATCAGATCCACAGTTCCCAGTTCTTCAACTTACCAATCTAAACACAAATATTTTGAATGCCTTACAGGGTGAAGCCATTATTGGTAAAACTTCTGGTGCATCTGCAATATTTGTTTCTACAAATGGTACAAATGAAGTAGATTTTGTATATCAAAATGAGAATACATTTGAAGTTGGGGAAGAAGTTACTTTTGAGGAGACAAATGTTCAAGGTATAGTTCAAACATTTGTTCCTGGCGATAGGGATATTAGAAATAACTTTACATTCGATCCTGGCCAAAGATTAGACTACGTTGATTTTTCTGCTCTTGAAAGAAAACAGGGATCAGAGGCTCCTACTAGGAGATTGACAGTTGTTTATAATAACTATGTTATTGATGCATCAGATCCAGGCGATTTTGTAACTGTAAACTCATATGATGCCTCTCTATATTCTGATTCTCTACCTATTGTAGGGGGAAGATATGCTTCGGATATTATTGATCTAAGACCAAGAGTTACATCAACAGTTGCTGGTAGAGCTCCTTGGGAATTTAGTGCTAGACAATTTATTCCTGGCTCATCATCTTCATCTCACATTGTTGCAAAAGATAAATCATTCAATTTATCATATGATTATTATCTTGGAAGAATTGATAAACTATTTTTAAGTAAAGAAGGTATCTTTTCTCTATCTCAAGGTGTACCATCTGACTTACCTAAATTACCAAATACTATTGATAATGCTCTAGAAGTTGCAACAATACAACTTCCTCCATATGTCTACGATACTAGAGAAGTTAATTTAACTCTTGCCAAGTATAAGAGATATAGAATGAAGGATATTGCAACTATCGAGAATAGAGTTAAGAATATTGAATACTATACTTCATTGTCTCTACTTGAGGTAGAAACAGGTTCAATGTCTCTTAAAGATCCTCAGACTAATCTCGATAGATTCAAGTCTGGTTTCTTTGTTGACAACTTTAAATCTGTAACTGGCGGTGATGTAACCAGTAGAAATTATAAAGCATCTATTGATCCTGTAGAAGGCAGATTAAGACCACAACACTACACAACTTCTATTGATCTATTACTTGGATCAGAAGCCATAGTTGGTGCTGCAACGTCTTCAAATCCATCTGCTGATTTCAGATATGCAGAAGATTTGGGTGATACCAACGTCAAGAGAATCGGTGATGTTGTATGTCTAAACTATAACGATACTATTTTCCTAGAAAACAAGTTTGCAACTCGTATTGTAAACGTAAACCCATTTGCTGTTGTAAACTGGATTGGACAGGTCGAATTAAACCCTGCCACAGATACATGGATTGAGACTAGAAGAACTTCCGCAACATATGACATTGAGGGTAGTTTCAACTCTACAATGGGAATTACTGGTGCAGACAGTAACACTGGTCTTTCACCTATCGATTGGGGAGCATGGGAAACAACTTGGACAGGATCTAGTTCAACATTTGGCCCTACAATCTACAGTGATACTAAAACAAAACTTACAAGTAGTTCTACTGTAAGAGGTAAGTATGTTTGTGGTAGAGGTATTCCTATTACTACAACTAAGAATTTCCTTGATACAAAGACTGATTTTAGAGAGCAAACAACTGTAACGACTACAAATCAAACAAGACAAGGTATTCAATTCCGTGTTGGTGAAAGATTTGATACTACAAGTCTAGGCGACAAAGTTGTAAACACAGAAGTTATCGCTACAATGAGATCTAGGAACATTGAATTTGTTACTAGAAGACTTAAGCCAAACACAAGATTGTATCCATTCTTCGATAGTATTGACATGTCGAAGTATGTTGTACCAAAACTTGTTGAAATTACAATGGTATCTGGTACATTTGGTGCTGGTGAAATTGTAGAAGGAAGTCGTCCTAATTCAAATAATGATGCTATCAGATTTAGATTGGCAAATCAGAATCACAAATATGGCCCATATAATAATCCTAGTCAGGTTTATAAACAGAATCCATATGAGCCAGCATCAACTATCTCATCAACATACTCATCAACCACTACAATTCTAAACGTTGATACAGCGTCATTAGAGTTGCAGTCTGCTTCTGGTTTCTACGGATACATTACCACTGGTATGAAGTTGATTGGTCAGTCTAGTGGTGCTATCGCAACTGTAACTGCAATTAGATTAATTACAGATAAATCAGGAACACTCATTGGATCACTATTCTTACCTGATCCTACTGTTCCATC